CAGAGTCATCGTTCCACAATTGGCCATGTCGGCTGCAACCATGATTGCTTGCAGCGCTAATTCCGTTCTTTTGGGGAAGCATTCATTCCTTGGACCGATCGACCCCCAGATACTGATTCCATCTCCCTTGGGCGGCCTGACGTATGCCCCGGCTCAGGCGATCCTGGATCAATTCGACAGAGCCATTTGCGAGTGCCAGGATCCAAAGAAACTGCCAGCATGGGTTCCGATGCTGCAACAATATGGCCCGCACCTTTTGGTTGCGTGTGAGAACGCCAGCGCGTTATCTGAAAAGCTCGTGGCCGATTGGCTTGAGCGATGGATGTTCAGACGCGACACGGACAAGAAAGCCAAGGCAAAGAAGATTGCGGCTTGGCTTGCAAACCATCGCGACTTCAAGAGCCATGGGCGACACATTCCGCGATGGCGCCTGGAGCACACTGGATTTCGCGTTGAGCGACCAGAGAAAGACCGGAAATTACAAGATGCGGTGCTTTCGGTCCTTCACGCATGCACACACACCTTTGCCGGAACTCCAGCCGCCAAGATCATTGAAAACCATTGCGGGGTAGCGTTCATTAAGATGCATCTGTCACAGCAGCAGATGGTGCAATTGGCACCGGCTAAGCCGCCCGGTCCCAAGAATCCCCCATCATCGTAGCCTAACTATGGCTTCGTCATCCGCTTCCCCCACCTCGCCTGAGCTGCTTTTTTCGCAATTGCCTTCCTCGTTTCGGCAGATAGCTTGATCGCCCTAGCGGGGCCGCCCTTCTTGCCTCCCAGCCCACCCAAGGCAACGGCGGCTTCATCCGAACCCCGGTTCATGACAACCGGAGTGTGCGTAAACCCGTCTGATTTGCTATAATGAACTCCGGCATGTGAATCAGCGACAGGCGGTTCTCTGGTCCGCCTGCCCGCCGCCCTGGATTGCCGGGGCCGCACTCCGTATCTCGGAGCCACCAGCACAATACCCTGTGCTTAAGGTGTCTCCGATGAAGTTGCGGAAACTCTCCGACGTCAAGCCCTGCCCGGGCAATTCCCGCCAAAACGACGCCACGGTGGACGGCGTCGCGGCCTCCATCCGGCAGTTCGGGTTCAGCCGGCCCGTCGTCGCGGATAGTCCCAACGCAATTGCTTGGCCCACGTCGCCCACGTCGCCCCACGTTGCGTCCAGTTGCCACGGTTGGCCAAGGATCCCAAAGCCGCCCTGGGCCCGACAGGCGCGAACGTGGCGATCACCGTCGAGTCGCGGAGGATGAACATGACCCAGCAAATCGTCTACGTCGCCATCGGGCCCAACTACTTGGGCATGGCCCTCCGTTCCGCGACCCAGGCCCAGGCCGCAGGGTTCGCTGGCGGGGTCGTGATCGTCACCGACCAGCCGCCGCCCAGTCCGGCGCCAGCAGGGATCACCTTCACCGCCGTGGCCACGCCCAGCGGCCCAATGCCATTTGCGGCCCTTGGCCTGCGCGATCAGTTTCTGCAATGGACCACCGCCGACGAGATCCTCTGCCTGGACTGTGACACGATCATCAAGGGTGACGTGACGCCGGCATTTGTGGCCAGCGGCATTGCGATGGCCAGCGAGGCATGGCCGACGCCCGCCCAAGGCCCCTTTGTCAACGACCCCGACTACCCGGCGATGCAGGCCGCCGGACTCGACACCGGACCGTGGTACAACTGCGGCGTGATCGCCGTAGCCAACACGCCGGCCATGCAAGCGCTGTGCGGCAAGAATGGGGCCTGGTACCAGGAGTGGGCCCGGTTCGGCGGCTGGGACGAGCTGGCCATGTTGCGGGCCCTGAAAACACTGGGCATTACCCCCACGCTGCTTGATCCGAAATTCGACGACATGGGCCTGCCAAAACAACCCGGCTCGGTCATCGAGCACTGGCTGTGCGGCGACAAAGCACTGCCCGGCTTCACCGCCGGGCTGGGAGGCTAGGCTATGAGCTCGTATACCTGGCAAGGAAATCAGAGCGGTCACGTCGGCGACATCGGCTACGCCGGCAATTACAGCCCCAGCGGCACGCCCGGCAGCGGCGACACCGTGAGCGATGCCGCCGGCTCGGCCAACATCGGCAGCAACAGCGGCAGCGCCAGCGCCGCATCGTGGAGCATCAGCCATTGTTCCGTTTCGTCGGGCAGCACCGCGACGTTCAGCGGCACGTTCACGACGCTCAGCTATAGCGCGATTGGCGGCGCCACCTTCGGCGGGGCGGTCACGGCCGCAAACAACATCAGCGGCGGCACGTTCAACGCCTCGGCCAGCATCAGCGCCGGGACCATCAGTGGCGGCACTTTCAACGCTTCTGTCAGTGTCGGCGTAAGCGCGTCGATCAGCGGCGGCACTTTCACGGCGACGAGCAGCGTTACCTACGCCAGCACCGTGATGATTACAAACGCCAGTTTCTCCGGCAGCCTTTCGCTTACCGCCAGCAACGGCGTGCAGATCGCCACTACCGTGACGCTCAACGTGACCACGCTGACCGTGGCGGGCGTGACGCTCTATCGCACCGGAGCGGCGATGGGCCTGACGGCCAGCATGCTCCTGAGCGGCAACACGATCGGCGGCGTGGCGGGAAATGTGACATTATCTACGCAAGCGCAAGTATTGGCTGGTGTGCAATTCGGCCCCAACACCGGCTTGGGCGGCACTCTGTACGTGCCCAGCGTCCAATACGTTCTCACCGGTCAACTATGTGGAACTGGCGGTGCCACCGGCACGCTGACCCTGCCCACCGCCAGCCAGGTCCTCACCACCGTCCAGTTCGGCGTGGGCGGCAACGGCTCGACGGGCACGGTGATCGAGGCCTCGACGGGCGACGTCCGCCACGGCACGCAGTACGGGGCGGGCGGCAACGCGCACACCGGTTCTTGCTACGTGCCGACGGCCAGCCAGGTCCTCAGTGGCGTCAACGTGGACGCCACCACGGGGAATGCCACGCTGCCAAATACCAGCCAAGTCCTCACGGGTGTCACCTTTGGGGCCAGCGGCGGTTCCACGGGCACAGTCACGGAGGCCTCGACTGCCGATGTCCGCCACGGCGCCCAGTACGGCGCCGGTGGGAACGCGCACACCGGGACGTGCTACGTTCCCACCCCCGCGCAGGTCCTCACCGGCGTGAACGTCGATGCTACCACGGGCACCGTCACCGAGGCCCCAGTGGCCGACGTGCTCAGCGGCACGCAGTACGGGGCCGGCGGCACGGCCCACACCGGCGCGCTGGCGCTACCAGCCGCAAATCAGGTTCTCACCACGAACGGTGCCTTTGGCGTGGGCGGGACCGGTTCGACGCCCACCGCCACCATCCCTGCGGCGGCGAACGTCTACCATACCGCATCAGCCTACGGGGTCGGCGGCAGTGGCATTACGCCTACCGCTTCGACCTATGCGGAAGGACAAGCCGCACAACTCGCCACGGACGAGGCGACGGTGGCGGCGGCTGCCGCCTATATCCAGCGGCCGGCCGATGGCGGCCCCCCGGCAGGCATTTTGGGCCAGCTCGGCACGCTGAATACCTCGGCGATCGCCTCCGCAGCGGCGGCCAGTCAACTTGCCACCGACACCAGCGCCGTGACGGCGGCAGAAACCGAGATACTGACCAGCACCACAATCCTGGGTGTCCAGGGCACGGCGACGCTTCCCGCCGTCTCGGTGGTTCTTGCCGGGATCAGTTACGGCGCGGGGGGCAATGGATCGACCGGCACGCTCACCAGCCTGACGCAGCAGGACGTGGCCAACGCCATGAATCTGGCGCCCTCCTCCGGCGACCCGGCGGCCGGAAGTGTGCTCGCGCAGGTGGCTGCTACAACCGACGCCTCGAACTTCAGCGGTCAGTTTTCCGCAAGCGTGCTCGCTAACGCACCGACCGGCCCGACCTACAACCTGTCCGGTGTGGTGCCGATTGGAGGCATAACGCCGTTGCCGCTGGTGATTCAGCAGTTTTGCGGGTTCTCCTTGGCAATCCCCGTCCCAACCAACCAAGTCGGCAACACGCTGCGATTCGTCGTAACGTCACTCCTGGACAAGAGCACGATCCTATGGAGCGTGAACAACGCAGGATGCACGCCCAGTAACCCCGCGGCGGGCCCCATCGTTACCGTAGCGCAGGATGCCACGAATACACAGTCTCCACCTCCTGCGGGTTGGTGGTGGGCTCTGAATGACACCACTCACAATCTGGCCTTGGCCGAAGGCACGCTAACGCTTGAACCCCGCGCGCAGATTGCGGCCCAATGAAATGGGAGCAGAGACATGATGAAGATCGAGCTGTGGAAGACCAGCGACGTAAAGCCCTACCCGGGCAATCCTCGCCAGAATGATAGCGCCGTGGACGCCGTGGCGGCCTCGATCAAGGAATTCGGGTTTCGCCAGCCCATCGTGGTCGATACGGAGGGCGTGATCATCTGCGGCCACACCCGCTACAAGGCCGCTTTGAAGCTCGGCCTGGAGAAGGTGCCGGTCCACGTGGCCAAGGACCTCTCGCCCGCGCGGATCCGGGCCTACCGGATCGCCGACAACAAGACGGCCGACCTGGCCACCTGGGATTACGAGCTCCTGCCGATCGAACTCTCGGCACTGCAGGGGATGGAGTTCGACCTGGACTTGCTTGGCTTCTCCAAGGACGAGTTGGCAAAGATATTCGATCCGGGCGTGAAGGACGGTCTGACCGATCCGGACGAGGTGCCCGAGCCGCCCGACGAGGCGACCACCAGGCCGGGCGACCTGTGGATTCTCGGTGACCATCGTCTGCTCTGTGGCGACAGCAGCAAGCCCGAGGACGTGGACCGGCTACTGGCCGGCGCCGTCATCCAGTTGGTGAACACCGACCCGCCCTACAACGTGAAGGTCGAGCCCCGCAGCAATAACGCCATCGCCGCGGGAAACAGTTCGTTCACGAATTATCACCACCAGCAGTTGGACCTGGCTCGGCACCCGGAGAAGTCGAAACCGACCCATCGGAAGATGCGGGCCAAGGACCGGCCGCTGGCCAACGACTTCGTTTCGGAGGCTGCCTTCGATCAGATGCTCACCGCATGGTTTGGCAACATGGCCCGTGTGCTGGAGCCCGGCCGGGGGTTCTACATCTGGGGCGGCTACGCCAACTGCGCCAACTACCCGCCGGTGCTCAGGGCCCAGAAGCTCTACTTCTCCCAGGCGATCATCTGGGTGAAAGAGCATCCGGTGCTGACCCGCAAGGACTTCATGGGTAATCATGAGTGGTGTTTCTATGGCTGGAAGGAAGGCGCCGCCCACGTCTACCTCGGCCCGAATAACGCCGTGGACGTGTGGAGCGTCAAGAAGATCAACCCGAACAAGATGGTCCACCTCACGGAGAAGCCCGTCGAGCTGGCCGTGCGGGCCATGCAGTACTCGTCGCGGGCCGGCGAGAACGTGCTGGACCTCTTCGGGGGAAGCGGCAGCACACTGATCGGTGCCCAGCAGACCGGCCGCAAGGCGTTCCTCATGGAACTGGACGCCCTGTACTGCGACGTGATCGTCCAGCGATGGGAGAACTTCACCGGCCGGAAGGCCGAGCGAGGCGACAAGGATGCCTTGGTACGAGGCAGTATCGACGGCTGCCCGGGAGGAGCAGTGGCATGCCCAGCAGGTTGAAGACGCGCTGCAACCATCCAGGCTGCCCGCGAGCCTGTCGCGGTCGTTTCTGTGATGCACATGCCTCTGAGGGCATGCGGATCAGCGACAGGCGTCGCGGCACGCCCAGCGAGCGGGGTTACGACGCGGTCTGGGCCAAGGTGGCTGAACTGCGGCGCCGACTGGATTGCGGCCTGTGCCGGCCATGCAGGATGCAGGATCGCCTGACGCTGGCCAAGATCGTGGACCACATCATACCGGTCCATGTGCGGCCCGACTGGCGACTGGCAGTGGAGAACACGCAGGTCCTCTGCCCTGCCTGCCACCAGCAGAAGACGGCCGAGGATGACCGGCGCTACGGCAGCCGCAACGCCAGGGACCTGTCGCCGCAGCAGTTGGCCAACCGCAGGCGCGCCGAGCAGTTGGCCGAGCTGCCGCGGGCGACCAAAGGTCCATAACCATACCACCGGTAAGGGGGGGGTGCTGCCTGGTAGGCGGTGTTTGCGTTACCACGCGGCCCCCGCTGCGCGCGAGGTCGCGAATTTGGGCTGGGGGGGTTAAACTGGGTAAGAAGCCCGCCGAGGCGTAATCGATGCGAGGACGCAAGCCAAAGCCGACGACGCTGAAGGTCCTGGCAGGGAATCCCGGCCGGCGGCCGCTCAATAAACATCAACTGCAGGTGCCCGTCGAGGTGCCCGAGTGCCCCGATTATCTGGACGACGAGGCCAAGGCCGAGTGGTTTCGCATGGCCAAGGTGTTACAGGACATGGGGCTTCTGACGCAGGCCGACCGTACTGCGCTGGCGGCCTACTGCGTGGCCTACAGCCGCTGGATGGCGGCCGAAGCCCAAGTGCGACGCCTCGGTACGATCGTCAAGTCGCCGCTGAAGAACTTCCCCATGAAGTCGCCCTACCTGACGGTGGCCGATCAGGCCCTGGAGACGATGCGGAAGTTCATGGTCGAGTTCGGGCTGACGCCGTCCAGCCGTAGCCGGATCCGCGTGCCGGGGGATCGCGGGGCGATGGACGAGTTTGACGCCTTCCTGGAGAGCGGATGAAACGGCGTTCACGACGTCTAACCAATGCCCGGGCCGAGGGCTGGGACGACTGGATCCGCAGCCCGCGGGACGAGCGGGCCGTCCTCGAAGACTGCCGGTTCGACATCGCTGCGGCCGAGCGCGTGCGGACGTTCTTCCGCAAGTTCCTCCGGCATTCCAAGGGGCAGTGGGCCGGGCAACCGTTCGAGCTGCTCGACTGGCAGTGGCGCGAGATTGTCGCTCCGCTTTTCGGCTGGAAGCGGGCCGACGGCACCCGCCGCTACCGCCGTGCCTACGTCGAAGTGCCCAAGAAGAACGGCAAGTCAACCCTCTTCTCCGGGCTGAGCTTGTACCTGCTGGCCGCCGACGGGGAGTTGGGCGCGGAGGTCTTCAGCGCCGCGGTGGACCGCGACCAGGCGTCGATCGTCTTCAACGAGGCGGCCAACATGGTCGAGGCCTCGCCGCACCTCTCGTCGCGACTGAGCGTGGTGCGGTCCACCAAGCGGATCGTCATGCCCCGCAGCCGCTCCTTCTACAAAGCATTGTCTGCGGACGTGCCCGCCAAGGAAGGGCTCAACGCGCACGCCGTCTTAATCGACGAACTCCATGCGCAACGGTCGCGTCAGCTCTGGGACACGCTGCGGTACGCCGGGGCCTCGCGGCGGCAGCCGCTGCACCTGAGCATCACCACGGCCGGCTTCGACCGCCACTCGATCTGCTGGGAACAGCACGACTACGCCCAGAAGGTGCTCGATGGCACCATCGAAGACTGCTCGTTCCTGCCCTTCATCGCAGCGGCCGGCGCCGACGACGACTGGACCGAGCCGGCGGTCTGGGAGAAGGCCAATCCCAGTTTCGCCGTGACGATCGACACCCAGCAGTTCGCCGAGGATTGCCGCGAGGCCCGGGAATCGCCGGCGAAGGAGAACTCGTTCCGCCGCTATCGGCTGAACCAATGGACCGAGCAGGCGACCCGCTGGCTGAGCCTGGAGAAGTGGGACGCCTGCGGGGCCCCCGTCGGCGACCTGCGCG